CATTCGAGCGCCAGTTTCCGGTCGAGCAGCGCGAACTCGCGGGGTGGCTGGTGGTCGAGATGCAGCGCGCGCAGAGCAGGGCAGGGCCTCGTGCGATGGACCTGCTGGCGCCTCGGCGGGAGGATTGATCAAGGGGAGAAACGCCTATACACAAACCACGTTTTCTGTGCTACGATGGCCGGGCCGTACAGATGCCGGGTGTTTCGGCAAAAATAATAGCGGTCCGTCCTTCGATGGCGGAGCCACCTCCAAAGAATCACAAGCCACCCGCGAGGTGGCTTTTTCGTTTGCCTGACAATTGCTCCCGCACCAATCCCGGTGTCAGGAGAAAATTAGATGGCAATGAAGGCGGTTCAGATCTCGACGTCGCCGGTTGGCGAGAACCATGCAATTGTTGTGGCGCTGCGTGAAGACGGCTCCATGTGGTCCCTCATCCTCCATAAGGGCGGCACTGTTGGCGGGGAATGGATTCGTATGCCAAGCTTGCCCCAACACAACGGCGACCCGGACAAGCCCGCCTGAAGGGCCCTCTCATCCCAAAGCCGCCCTGCAGCAATGCTCGGCGGCTCTTTTGTCTTCGCCTCCATAGCTCAGCAGGCAGAGCGCACCCTTTGTAAGGGTGAGGTCCCAGGTTCAAAACCGTGGTGGAGGCTCCAAGTTTCGGTGACAGCCGGCTGTGTGATGTCTCGGTGCATGCGCGGAGCCTCGCACCCGGGTCGACGGTGTCGACTCCCAAGACCAAGCCATCAGCCGCCGCCTGCGACGAGCGGGCTTCCGAATTCAATGCGAGGTGCGCGCGATGCTCAAGAGCCTTGCCTACTGCTTCGCGCTGGGCGCAGTCCTTGGGACGGTCGGCACGATGCTCGCGCTACATCTCTACGACCAGTGACGCTGGCAACGTTGCCACTCAACAGCACCCGCAAGCACCGCGAAACTTGAGCGCGTCTCGACCCGGGTAAAGGTCGGGGGTTTTCCGGCGACGAGCTCCCGGCGCCAATCCCAAGCAAGGAAGTAAGCCAGCCGCCCAGCGCCTACGGGCGTAAGTGCTATGGGCGCAACTGCCGCGCGCAGACGAAAGGGCGGCCATGGGACGCAAGTCAAAGCTGACAGAAAAGCAGTGGGAAGACATCGGCAAGCGCCTCCTGGCTGGCGAGAAGGCCAGGGCTCTTGCCCGTGAGTTCGACATCTCCGAAGCGGCCATCCGCGCACGTCTTTCTGCGCAGACCGCAGAAATAAAAACCGTTGCAAATCAAGTAGTTGCAGCGGAATCGGCGTTGAAGGCGCTCCCGATTTCTTCGCAAATAGCTGCGCTTAACCTCGCAGACGAACTGCGGGCGATCTCGAGCCATCTGGCAAGCGCGGCCAAGTACGGTGCGGCGAGCGCGCATCGGCTGGCAGGCATTGCGCACGACCAGGTGTCCAAGGTCGACGATGCGGAGCCGGAGAAGTCGCTCGAGGTACTGCAACGATTCGGCGTGCTGACGAAGCTATCGAACGAATCGGCTCAGCTGGGCATCAACCTGCTGAGCGCGAACAAGGAAATGATCAAGGAGTCCAACGCTGGCGGGGGGCAGAGCAAAGACGAGTTCCTCCAGGAGATCGTCAAGCACCTGCCGGACTGATGGCCGTCTCTCTGCAGACGAAGCGCGAGTTGGCGCGCTGGTACAAGCTCAACGACCACCCGGTTCAGCACGCGCTGGTTCACGACCAGGTGCGGTTCAAGGTGGTTCCCGCGGGGCGGCGCTCAGGCAAGACAGAGCGGGCCAAGCGGTACGTCGCCAAGCAGGCGATGAAGAACCCGGGCGAGCGCTACTTCATTGCGGCGCCCACGCGTGACCAGGTCAAGAAGATCTACTGGGCTGACATGAAGCAGCTCTGCCTGACGAGCATGGCCTCGAAGGCGCCGTCCGAGACGGAACTGATCATCTACCTAGACAACGGCACCGAGGTTCACCTGATCGGCCTAGACCGGCCGGAGCGCATCGAGGGCATCTTGTGGACGGGCGGCGTGATCGACGAGATCGCAGACATCAAGCCCGAAGCGTGGGAAGCGAACATCCGGCCGGCGCTGGACACGTTCAACCCGACGCGGCCCGACTATCGCGCGTGGTGCTGGCTGATCGGGGTTCCCGATGGCCTGAACCACTACTACGACATGGCGCAGTACGCCGAGTCGGCGAACGACCCGGACTGGAAGCTGTACCACTGGAAGAGCGCGGAGATTCTGCCGGCCGACACGATCGCTGCGGCAAAGCGCCAGATGAGCGCGAAGCAGTACCGGCAAGAGTACGAGGCAGGGTTCGAAGGCGCGAGCGGTCGGATCTATGAGGACTACGACAAGGCGAACCATACGGACGCCAAGATCGAGCCGCACGAGCAGCTCATGTGGATGCACGACCAGAACTACACGCCGCTGTCGTCGGCGGTTGGCGTGCGGCGCGAGAACGCGCTGTACCTGCTCGATGAGATTGTGCTCACGAGCGCGGTTTCGAAACAGTCGGCCCTTGAGTTCGTGGAGAAGTTCAAGGACCACAAGAACAAGCATGTCCTGATCTACGGTGACCCCGCGGGCCAGGCCGGCGAGAAGCACGCTCACGCATCGGATTACACCGACATCGAGGGCGTGCTGAAGGCGCACAAGTGGACGTACACGCGCAAGGTGAAGCCTGCGCATCCGGCGATCAAGGACAGGCAGAACGCCGTGCGGACCAAGATCTGCACGGCTGACGGGGTTCGAAGCCTGTTCGTGAACCCGGTGACGGCCAAGTGGTGCGACAAGGGCCTTGCGACGGTGCAGCTTCAGGAAGGCTCGACCTTCCAAGAAGACCAGAAGAACAAGTATCAGCACATCACCACGGCGATCGGCTACTGCGTCGACGTTGAGTGGCCGAATGTGCGCCAGGCGATGTCTTTGAAGATGCGCGCCGCAACGAACGGTTGAGCCTATGACCACAAACGACGTCTCCTACTGCCGTATCCCCGCCGATGCGGCAGAGCGCTGGAAGACCGTGCGCGACGTCGTCTCGGGCGATCAGGCCATGAGGTGCGGCGGCTACCTGCCGGACCTGAACGCTGCGGACAAGAGCGAGGAGAACCGGGCCCGCAACGTGGCCTATGTCGAGCGCGCTGTGTTCTACGGCGCGACTGGGCGCACCCTCGACGGCCTAGTGGGCTTGGCCTTTCGCCGCGACCCGCGCTCAACGTTGCCGCCTCAGCTGGAATACCTGCTCAAGGACGCCGACGGTCGGAAGAACAGCATCTACCAGCAGTCGCAGGCTTCGGTCGGCAACGTGCTGGAGGTCGGACGCCACGGGCTCTACGTGGACTTCGACGAGCGGCTGAACCGGCCGGTCATCAAGGCCTACGCCGCCGAGAGCATCATCAATTGGCGCTTCGACAATGGCCAGTTGTCACTGGTGGTGCTGAAAGAGTGCGTCGAGGTGCCGGATGATTTCGGCCTTACCGAGGTGGTGCAATACCGTGAACTGGCGCTTGACGGCGGCGTGTTCGTCTGCCGCGTGTGGCAGGACAACGGCGCCGGCCTGACGATGATCGAGCAGACCATTCCGCGCTCGTCGGCCAGTACCTTCGATTTCATCCCGTTCCAGTTCATCGGCTCGCGCAACAACGATGCGGACATCGACGATTCGCCGCTGTACGACCTGGCAAAGCTCAACGTCGCCCACTTCCGCAACTCGGCGGACTATGAGGACAGCGTCTTCTACGTCGGCCAAGCGCAGCCCTACATTGCCGGCCTGACCGAGGAGTGGAGAGACCACCTCGAGGCCGACAAGACGGCCTACATCGGGTCGCGCAAGGCGATGCTGCTGCCCACTGGCGGGTCGTTCGGCTTCGCCCAGCCGGAGCCAAACACGCTGGTCAAAGAGGCGATGGATCAGAAGGAAGCGCAGATGGTTGCAATGGGCGCCCGCCTGCTCGACCAAACGCGCGCCGCGGTCACTGCCACGCAGAACGAGAACGACAAGGAGGCGTCGACTTCGATCCTCTCGATGTGTGTATCGAACGTGAACGAGGCCTACCAATCCGTGATCGGCTGGTGCGGCAAGTACCTGAACATCACTGTCCCGGCCGATGCCTCCTACAAGATCAATCAGGAATACGCGAAGGCCAAGATCGACGCTCAGGTTGTCACCGCCTTGGTGTCCGCCTGGCAGTCGGGCGCGATGGCCAAGCCGGATCTGCGCGCGTACCTGCGGGCGGAGGGCGTCATTGCTGCCGAGCGCACGGACGAAGAGATCGAGGCTGATCTGCTGGCCGAGGGGCCGAAGCCGGGCGAAATGACTGACCCGAACGCTGAGACAGAACCGGACCCGAGTGGCAACGTTGCCACTTGAGGCCTGTGGATAACTCGCCGTGGCAACGGTAAACGAGAGGCTTCAGGACGCCGAGATCTCGCACGCGGTGAACCTGCAGCAGTACGCGGCAGGGGTGGTGCAAAGGATCGTGGCCCTGTTGAACAGGACGGATGCTTCCTTGTTCGCGGCGCTGACCGAGGCCCTGGAGCGCACCGACCCGGCGTCGTTCACGGTGGAGCGGCTGGAGACATTGCTTTTCTCCGTGCGCGCGCTGAATGCCGAAGCGTATGCGGCGATTGGCCGGGAATTGCCGCAGGAAATGCGGGCATTGGCGGTCTACGAGGTGGAGTATCAGCGCGACCTGTTCGTGGCAACGTTGCCACCGGTGGTGCAGGCGAAGTACCCGGTGGCTGTCGTCAGCGTCGAGCAGGCCTACGCCGCCGCGCTGAGTCGGCCGTTTCAGGGTCGTCTACTGCAATCGTGGGCTGCCGCAGTAGAGCCCACGCGCATGACCATGATCCGGAACGCGGTCCGTGAGGGCTACCTGACTGGCAAGACGAATTCGGAGATCGTGAAGGCGCTCAGGGGCACGCGTGCCAAGGGCTACAGCGACGGCATCGTGAACCGGGCGCGCGTCGAGGTCGAAGCGGTTGTCCGGACGGCTGTGGCCCACACGGCAGGCGCAGCGCGCGAGGAGTTCTATCAGGCGAACGAGCAGGTCATTGCCGCGCTTGAGTGGGTGTCGACGCTGGACCTGCGGACGTCGGAGATGTGCCGGATCAGGGACCGGAAGCAATACACGCTCGACCACAAGCCGGTCGGGCACAGGGTGCCATGGCTTCAGGGCCCTGGCCGGCTGCACTGGCGCTGCCGGTCGAGCTCGGCGCCGATCACGAAGAGCTTTCGCGAGCTGGGAATTCCGATTGACGACGTGCCACCCGCAGAGCGCTCCTCGATGGACGGCCAGGTTGCCGGCGACATCAGCTATGGCGACTGGCTGCAGAAGCAGTCGGCCAAGCGGCAGGATGAGGTTGTGGGCCCGGAGCGCGGGAAACTGATGCGCGAGGGCAAGATGAAGTTCGACCAGTTCTACACAGCGCGTGGCGACTGGATCGACCTGGACACATTGAGGGAGCGCGATTCAGCAGCGTTCAAGCGGGCAGGGCTCTAAAATCCTTGCGTGCCGAACCTGAAGCTAGTCCCCGTCGTCGCGCCCACTCCAGTCGAGAAGGTGCGCCAGCGCGTGAAGAGCGCGCCGAAGCCTGACGCGATGTTGCAATGCCGCTGCGGCTCGCGCGAGATAATCGAGACGAAAACCGGCGTGCTGCTCATCGGCGGCAAGCCTACAGGCGGGACCAAGCAGTACATCTGCGCGGCCTGCCTCATGAAGGGCGAGCGCGTAGTCGTCGCCTAACGAGGTCTGGCCCTGTGGTGGGGCCAAGAGGAGCGGGATACGGTCGCGGGCACTCCACGACCACCCGTGATTTGCGCACTTACCAGCGTCACTCCGCAGCCGGTGGAAGCCCGGCACCCTTTCTCAGCAGCTTCTCGATGGTGATGACGGCCTCAGCGAGAGCCTTGATCTTCGTCGGCGCGTCGTTCGTATCGACCTTGAGCGCGTCGGTGAGTGCGGCAAGCTTTGAGAAGTTGGGATCTACGGTCATTTGAATTTCCTTTGAGTTAGCGTAGGAGCCGACATCATAGGCACCCAGACAAACCCGCGCCGGGCAACCGCGGCGGGTTTCCTTTTTCCAGCAGCCCGGTCAAGCCGGGCTTTTTCATGCCCCGGCCAAAGGCCATTCGTCAACAAAGCATCCCAAGGGGATCACTACATGCCACTCTTCAAGCAACGTCTCTTCGCTCGCCTCTACCGCAACCCGGAACCCGGGGACGACGGCAAGGGCGGCGGTCCCGAGATCACCCCGGAAGTGCAAGCCATCATCGACGCCCGAATCAGCGAAGCTGTGACCGGTCTCAAGTCGAAGAACGGCGAGCTCCTGGGCAAGCTCAAGGACGCCACGACCAACCTGCAACGTTTCGACGGGATCGATCCCGACGCGGTGCGCACCATCCTTTCGAAGTTTGCTTCGGACGAGGAGGCCGCATTGCTCGCCAAGGGCGAGATCGACACCGTGCTGAACAAGCGCACCGAGCGCATGCAGGCGGACAACGCGAAGGTCGTGAAGGCCGAAAAGGAAGCGCGCGAAAAGGCCGAGGCGAAAGCCGGGAAGCTCGCCGCGCGCACGCTGGCCGGCGCAATCCGCGATGCAGCCATCAAGGCGGGCGCTCTGCCCGAGGCGATGGAAGATATCGTGCTGCGCGGCGGCGGCACCTGGCGCCTGAACGATGACGGAGAGCCTGTTGCCATGAACGGCGACGAGATCGTGCTCGGCAAGGACGGCAAGACGCCGCTCACGCCTGCAGAGTGGGCCGAATCCCTGCGGGAAACCGCGCCGCACCTGTGGCCGAAGGCCCAAGGAACGAACGCACCTGGCGCGAAGCCCGGGGGCGGTGGCGGCATTGCAAACAAGAAGGCCGGCGAGATGACTGCTTCCGAAAAGGCGGCGTACATCGGTGCCAATGGCCTTGAAAAGTGGTCGGAGAAGGTCCGAGCGGACTACGCCTGACCGCGTCAACCAAACTCATTTGAAAGGGTCGCATCATGACCATCGGTAAAGCATCCAATTTCGTCGTTTACCAAAACGAACTCCGCGGCGGCATCGTCGAAACCCTGACGCAAGCCTCCAACTACTTCAACGCGGCCGGTGGCGTGATCTCGCTGTCGACCGTGAGCCGCCGCGGCGACTACGCGAAGGAGACGTTCTTCAAGAACATCGCCAACGTGGTCTCGCGCCGCGACACGACCTCGGTCTCTGCCGCGACGGCCCTCCCGCTGTCGATGGACGAGATCATCAGCGTCAAGCTGAACCGCAAGTTCGGCCCGGTCGACCAGACCTACGACGCGTTCGCCAAGGTCGCGATGAGCATGAGCCCGGAAGAGTTCTCCATGCTCCTGGGCGGCATGGTCGGCAAGTCGATGCAAGTCGAAATGCTGAACAGCGGCCTACGCGCCGCCCGCGCAGCGCTCGCCAACCAAGCCTCGGTGACGTACACCGTGCCCACCAGCGGCACGCTGACCACCGCTGGCCTCGTGAACGGTCTCGCCAAGTTCGGCGATGCCGCCAACAACGTCGTGGCCTGGGTCATGCACTCGAAGCAGTACTTCGACCTGATGCTCCATCAAATCGGCACGAGCGCCAACGGCGACATCGTCTCCGGCGTGGTGGTGCAAGGCGCGAACCCGCTGACCCTGAACCGCCCTGTGATCGTGACGGACTCGTCCGCTCTGACGGTTGCCGGCGGCTCGGGCTCGGGCGCGTTCACCGACTACTACTGCCTTGGCCTGACCGCTCAAGGCGTGGTGATCGAGAACAGTGAGAACGAGCGCGTCGTGACCGACGTGGTTACCGGCCTGGAGAACCTGGTCGTGCGTCTGCAGGGCGAGTACGCCTACAACGCCGGCATCAAGGGCTTCAAGTGGGACACCGCGAACGGCGGCGTGAACCCGTCCGACACGGCGCTCGGCACCGGCACCAACTGGGATGCCGCCAAGACGTCGTTCAAGGACTTCGCTGGCATCGTGGTCAAGTCGCGCTAATGCGCTGGGGCATTTATGCCCGCGACGGATTCGAGGGGGCTGCGGCACTGCGCCAAGGCTTCCTCGGCTCCGGCCATGCGGCGGACCTGCGATCCCTCTCGGATTACGGGCCCGCCTGCCTGGAACCCTTCGATGCGATCGCACTGTTCGGCCTACAAGGCAAGGGCCCGCAGGTCTTTGATGAATACGCCAAGGCAGGCGTCCCGATCGTGCTGGTCGACTACGGCTACATGCGCCGCACGAACCACGCGCACGACTGGCGCACTGGCCACTGGCAGATCAGCGTTGGCGGGTTGAATAAGCTCCCGCCATTCCAATGTCCGTCCGACCGCTTCGATGCGCTCGGCCTTGAAGTGCAAGAGCAGGGGGGCGACCCGAACGGGTACGTCCTGCTGTGTGTGCAGTCCACGGGCGATGCATCCCACGGGATGGACATCGACGCGCTGCAGGTCTGGTGCGATGCGCAGGCGGCGCGGTGGCCTGGTCTGGTCATCCGGCCGCATCCGCTCGAGCGCGACCTTTCGTACGGCCTGCCGCTGTGCCCGGCCAAGACGCTCGACGAAGCGCTCGCAGGGGCCCGGCTGGTCGTGACCGGCAACAGCAACACGGGGCATGACGCCCTGATGGCGGGCGTTCCCGTCGTCGCAACCGTTCCGGGCGCTGCCTGGAACTACCTGAGCGGGGAAACGCTCCCGAGCAAGGCTGACCGCCTGGCTCACTTTCACCGCTGCGCATACGGGCAGTGGACCTGGGACGAGTTTCGGCTCGGCCTGCCGCAACGGTTCCTGACCGAGCAACTACTGAAGGATCGATCATGAAAGAAGAAAAGCCAGTCCACTACGAGCCGCACCCGGTGACTGCCGAGCGCAAGGCCGAGTTGGTTGCGCAGGGCGTGCGGATCGTCGACGCCATCTACAAGCCCGCTGACGAGCCGGACGTGGCCGAGGCGGTTGCCGCTCCTATTGCACCCGTGGTTCGCCGCGGTCGCCCGCCTCGCGCCTGATGCACGCAGCCGAAGCCCTGGCCATGTGCCTGTCGCTGCCCAGCGTGGCGACCGTGCTAGACGTGGGCTCGGGCGAAGGCGAGCAAGCCGCGGCATTCAGAGCGGCCGGCAAGAGGGTCACGACGATCAGCATCACGCCCCCGGCTGACATCGTCGGTGACTACATAAAGGAAGAGTGCGGCGGCCCGTTCGACTTGGTCTGGGCCTCGCATGTGCTGGAGCACCAGCGCGATGTAGGGCGCTTCATCGAGTGCCTGCGCCAAGACTGCAGGCCGGGCGGGTGGATCGCGATCACGGTCCCGCCCATGAAGGAAGAGGTTGTTGGCGGCCATGTGGCGATGTTCAACGCCGGAATCCTGCTGTACCACCTGATCCTCGCCGGGCTCGACTGCCGGCACGCCAAGGTCAAGACCTACGGCTACAACGTGAGCGTCATTGTGCAGAACAAGCCGGCGGCGCTCCCCAAATTGATCTGCGACAGCGGCGACATCGAAGCGCTGGCGCAGTGGTTCCCCATCCCTGCACGTCAGGGGTTCGACGGCCGGATTGAATCGGTCAACTGGAGCGTCTGATGGCCCTTGTCGTTCCGCCCGCAACCCCGGCAGACAGCTACATCTCTCTGGTGGATGCCGCGGCGTATCACATTGCCCGTGGCAATGCAGCCTGGGCTGCCCTTGCCTCGGATACCGTCCGCGAGCAGCTGCTGCGCAAGGCTACGGACTACCTGACGTCGACCTACGGACCCCGGTGGAAGGGCGAGCGCGTCGATGGAGAGCAACTGCTCGACTGGCCCCGCTCCTGTGTCTATGCGCATGGCTATGTGGTGCCGGACGACATCGTGCCCGTGCTGGTCGGTAATGCCTGTGCCGAGTTGGCGCTGAAGGCTGCGACGGCACCTCTTGCGCCCGACGTTGGCCGGCTGAAGTCGCGCGTGAAGGTGGGGCCCATCGAGACGGAATACGTCAATGGCGCATCGGCTCTGACGCGCTATACGGCGGTCGACCGCATGCTCAGGCCGTACCTGAGCGGCGGCGGTGGAAGCGTTTCGTTGGAGCGCGCATGACCGTCATCGTCTGGGACGGCAAAACGCTCGCGGCCGACAAGGAGGCGGGCACGCAGTACATCAAGTGCAACCGCACGACCAAGATCCACCGGCTGGAGGATGGGCGTTTGATGGGCTTGGCAGGCGATGCAGCAGTTGCCCGGGAGATGGGCGAGTGGGTCAAGGCTGGTGCCAGCCCGGCCAGCTTCCCCGATGAGTGCCGTCCCGGTAGGACCAATTCGGCGCGCGCACTGGTCATAACCATGGATCGACAAGTGCTGGTCTATGAGAACAGCCCGTACCCGATTTTATTCGACGGCGACAAGCACGCCATTGGCGCAGGTACGGACGCTGCGCTCGCAGTGCTGGCCCTTGGTCATGACGCAGTCACGGCGGTTCGCATCGCCTCCGAAGTCTGCAACGGCTGCGGCGGCGGCATCGACTCGCTGGAGCTCTGATGGCCTTCTACGACGAAATAGCGGCCCTGGCCGATGAATTGCTCGTTGAGTTCGGCGGCCCCGCAGTGCTCACGCGTGTGACGCCGGGCGGCTACGACCCGGGCACTGGCACCACGACGGGCGACGTCACGACGGCCTGGAATGCAACTGTCGCGTGTTTCGAATACGAGCAAGTTGAAATAGACGGCACGAAGATCCGACAGGGCGACCAGCGCGTCTACATGAGCGTCATCGGCATCGTGAACCCCCAGACGGGCGACACGCTGACCGTCAATGGTGTCGTCCTGAACGTGGTCGCCTCGCGCCCGCTCAAGCCGGCAAGCACGGCTGTGCTGTACGACGTTCAAGTCCGCGGGGTGATCTGATGAGCACCTTCGCCCTGCAACTGTCCGAGTTCGCGAAGAAGGCAGGGCGGAATGCGGATCTGGTCGTGCAGAAGGTGGCGACCGACATCCTGCGGCGCGTGGTGCTGCGCTCCCCGGTGGACACCGGCCGGTTCCGCGGGAACTGGCAGACGACCATCTCGGCGCCGGCAGCCGGAACCGTGGCCATCGACGACAAGAGTGGCAACGTTGCCATCTCGACGGGGCAGCAGGCGCTTGTGAGCTTCCAGTGTGGGCCGGACATCTACATCACCAACAACCTGCCGTATGGCCGGCGCCTCGAGTACGAAGGCTGGTCCAAGCAGGCGCCTGCCGGCATGGTGCGGATCACGGTGAGCGAGTACGCCAACATCGTCGCGCGTGCGGTCGGAGAGGTTCAGTCATGAGCGAAAAGCTGATCCGTAGCCTGTACGAAGGGCGCCTGAACACCTGGGCCGCGGCGCGCGTGCCGGCGCTTCCTATCGCATTCGAGAACGTCGGCTTCACGCCGCCTGTGGGCGCGTACCTCCAAGCGTTTCTGCTGCGCGGTGATGCCACCAGCCGGGACCTGGCAGGCGACAACCGCCACCGTGTGGGCGTCTTCCAGATCAACATCGTTTGCCCGTCTGGCAGGGGTGCCGGGGCGGCCGAGAGCATCGCCGCCGAGCTCGACACGCTTTTCCCGATGAACCTGCTGCTCACGAGCGGCGCGTTCTCCGTCATGCAGGTGACGCCACTGCGCACCCGCCGCCCAGCGCTTCCGGGTGATCGCTACATGGTCCCGGTCGACTTCCAGTACCGGGCCGACACGTACCCGACTTGATTCCTCTCCCGCCCTTTCGTGGGCTTCAGCAACCTGGCCGCCATTGAGCGGCCTTTTTTCGTTCAATGAAAGGGCCATCATGGCAAGCTATTTCCCGAACAAGACGATCCTCTCGATCAGCTCGGCATACGGTTCCGACCTCACGGTCAGCGCCGTCACCAACGCCAACCCCGGCGTTGCCACTTCGACCGCTCACGGCCTGTCCGATGGCGACATCGTCCTGATGTCGTCGGGCTGGACGGACCTGAACGATCGCCCGGTGCGCGTTGCCGGCTCGGTGACGAACGCCTTCAACCTCGAGGGCTTCGACACGACCAGCACGACCCGCTTCCCGGCCGGCGCTGGCATCGGCACCGTCAAGGAGGTGACGTCCTTCGTGGCGTTCTCCCAGGTGACTGACGTGCAGACCGCGGGCGGCGAGCAGCAGTACTTCCAGTGGGTGTACCTCGAAGACGGTCTGCAGCGCCAGAAGCCGACGTTCAAGAACGCTCGCTCCATGACCGTGTTGCTCGACTACGACAACGCGCTCACCTGGTACAACACCCTGCTGGCGCACGACCTCTCCGGCGACACGCAAGTGCTGCGCGCGGCGCTGCCCAACGGCAAGGTCTTCTACTGGTCCGTGGTGGTTGGCTTCGACGGCGAGCCGAACTTCAACATCAACACCAACATGCAGGTGACTGCACAGCTGGCGCTGGTGAACCCCCGTTCGACCAAGTACTGATCTGCATGTTCAAACTCAAGGCAGACCCGACCTTCGAAGCGAAGGTCGCATTCCCCGTCCACGGCGGGGCTTCTGTGGACGTCAAGCTCACGTTCAAGCACCGGACAAAGGCCGAACTCACCAAGTGGCTGGAAGACGGCCGCCCGGGCAAGGACGGCAAGAGCAAGCGCTCGGACGAGCAGACGTTCTTCGAGATGGTCGAGGGGTGGGACATCGACGAGCCCTACACGCGGGAGAACGTCGACATCCTGCTGCAGCACCACATCGGGGTTGCGCTGGCGACGTATCAGACCTACCTCGACGAGCTCTCCAGGCACCGCGAAAAAAACTAGCCGGCGCCGCCCGCCACCTGTTCGATCCTCCGGATTGGGCAGGGCGCGCGGCGCTTGGCTTTGAGCCCGAGGACTTCGGAGACGAGCGCTTCGAAGTGTGGCCAGACAACTGGCAGGCGGTGAGCGTCTTCTCGGCCATGCGCACCCAGTGGCGCGCTGGCATGGGAGGCGCGTATGGGTTGGACCTCAACGTCCTGCCCGAGATCTGGCGGCGCCTCAAGGTGCCCCCAACAGAACGTGACGAGATCTTCGAGTCGCTCCTCCTCATGGAGGGCGCGGCCCTGGAGTTCATGCACAAGAAAAAGGCCGGCCAATGACCGATTTCGCATCGCTTGGTATCAAGATCGACAGCAGCCAGGCGAAGCAGGCCGTCTCCGATCTGGACAAGCTCGCCGCTGTTGGCGAGAAGGTCCAGCAATCGATCACCGAGACAGAGAACGCCAGCAAGAAGCTCGCGAAGACTCTGAGCGACGGCGCCAAGGCCGCGCGCGATAGCAGCAACTCGATCGACAAGTACGTTCAAGGCCTGCAGAAGGTTGCGGCGACGAACGGCTTGAGCGCGCGTGAGGCGAAGCTATACGACCTGGCACTGAAAGGCGCCAACAGGTCGCAGTTGGAGGCCGCGGACGCCGCCATTCGCCTCGACGAGGGCTATAGGAAGGGCCTCGCGACCGGCCAGCGCCTGCGCGAAGGCTTCATCTCGACGGCCAAGGCAGCGGTGCAACTCGGCGCAGCCTTGGGCACTGCGGCGGCTGGCGGCTTCGTGCTGTTCAACAACATCGCCGACAGCATCGCCAAGTACCAGGAGCTGAGCGAGAAGACGGGCGAAACCGCCCAGAACATCGCCTCGCTGCAGCCGGCGTCGGATGCATCTGGCGTCTCGCTCGATACCGTCGCGCAGGCGTCCGTGCGCCTCACCACTGCGCTGGCCAAGACCGACGACGAGTCCAAGCTCGTGGCGAAGGGCATCAAGGCCCTTGGCCTGAACTTCGACGACTTCAAGAAGCTCTCGCCCGCCCAGCAACTAGATGCGGTCGCCAAGTCGATGTCGAGCTTTGCCGAAGGCTCCGAGAAGTCAGCTGCGGCGGTGGCAATCTTCGGTCGTTCGGGCGCCGAACTCATCCCCTTCCTGAACGACCTGGCAGAGCAGGGCGAGCGTCAGGTTCGCCTGACCGACGAGCAGATCAAGGCCGCTGACGACTACGGCAAGGAACTGGCCAGGGTCAAGGGCGAACTCACCGCCATGGCGCAGCAGATCGTGGCGCAATCGCTGCCCGCGATGAGCGACCTCGTCGGCGCCTTCAAGGACGGCGTCACGCAGGCCCTCGGGCTCGGCACGGCGGCCGACAACCTGAAGAACAACGGCAGCATCGCATCCTTTGCAGAAGAGGGTGCGCGCTTCCTCGCGAACCTCTTGGACATGGCGGACAAGGTTGTGTTCGCCTTTCAGTACGTCGGAACGAGCATCGGTGCCGCGGCGGCAATTGCGGCGGCCGCCGCGCGGGGCGAGTTCGCATCCATCAGCGGCATCATCGACGCGGCGCGTGAGGATGGGCAGCGCCTGCTCAACCGGCCAAACTTCGCCGAAGCATTGGACCGACGTGCGGCGGAGCGCCAGCAACGGGAGGCGCAGCGGCGCCAGGAAGATCGGAACTTCACGCCGACCAAGCCCCGCATCAACGCGGGCGGCCTGAACACCGACCGGACGAAAAAGGGCGGCAATACTGCCGCTCAAGAGGCAAAGGCTCAACTCGCCTTCGACCTTGAGGACATCCGCAAGGCGCAGGACGCCCTCGTCAACACGATCGCCAACGGCGAGAAGCTCCTCGAGGCCCGACGCTCGGCCAATCTGGTCACCGAGAAGGCCTACTGGGAGCAGAAGCGCCAGTTCCTGATACAGAACGATGCCGCGCAGCAGGCCGGGCTCGAGAAGGAGATCGCGCGCCTGCAAGCCGAGAAGCTCACCGGCAAGGACAAGATCGACAACGACCGGAAGATTCTGGACGCTCAGTCGAAGCTGGCCAAGGTGCGCGAGAACGCGACGGTCAACCTGCAAGTCCTCGCGATCAAGGAAAAGGACGCCCTCGACCAGATCCGGATCAAGTTCGAGCAGGCCGAGGCGGCTGCGCAGTCCTACGTCGACACCATCGCGCGGCAGAACGAGCGCGAGCTCGCTGGCATGGGCCTGGGCAACCAGAACCGCGACATCGACGCGCGTCGCAACCAGCGCGAGGATCAGTTCCAGTCGCGCAAGGAGCAGCTCGACTCGCAGCGGCGCGCCAACCAGATCACGTCCGAAGAGTACGAGCGCTTCCTCGCGATCGAGCAGAGCGCGCATGAGCGGTCGCTCGCCAACGATGAGCAGTACTGGAAGAAGAAGCTCGAGATCCAGGGCGACGGCGTCAAGGGTGCGCAGGAGGGCCTGCAGAACTACATCGACGAGGTCAACAACTCGTTCGAACGCGGCAACCGCCTTGTGACGGACGGCCTCAAGGGGTTCAATGACTCGCTGACGGATGCGGTATGGGATGGCGACCTCAAGAGCGCAAAGGATTTTGGCGACCGCATCGGCAAGCAGATCCTGTCCGGCATCCTCGAGCAGCAGATCACCAAGCCGATCGCCGAGTGGCTTCAGGGCAGCCTGAAGGATGAGAACTCCTTCATCGGAAATCTGATCGGCGGCCTCACCGGATCGAAGAAGACCGGCGAGAACTGGCTCGGCGCGCTCGGCCTGGGTGTCTCTGGTGGTGGCGCTGCGGCCGGTGCGGGCGCCGCCAGTGCGGCGGCTTCGACCACTGCCTTGGCCAGCAGCGCGACGCTCGCCACCACGGCCATCAGCTCGCTGGCCGCCGCAGCAAGCGCCGCAGCAGCATCCATGGGCGGCAGCAGCCTCGGAGGCTTGGGCGGCCTGTTCGGCGGAGGCGGCGGGGGAGGCGAGGGCGATGCGCTCGGAGCCTTGATCGCCATGAATGGCTGGGCAGATGGCGGCTACACGGGCCCCGGCAGCAAGTACCAGCCGGCCGGCATCGTCCACGCTGGTGAATACGTTGTCAACGCCGAGAACACGCGCAGGCTCGGCGTGTCCTTCCTTGAGCGATTGAACCGCCGTGGTTACGCCGATGGCGGCTTCGTGGGCTCGATCATGGGCGGCAACCTCACGGGCGGTGCCGAGACCACCAACAACTCGAAGCTTGAGGTCCACAACCACTTCGCGGCAGGCACCGACAGCAAGACTGTCGACCAGGCTGCGCTCAAGTTCTACCGTCAGCTTCAACGTTCGCAGAGGGACGCATGACAGGAATCGTCGTCCTCACCGATGTGATCGTGCCGAAGGCCATTCTCTTGGCCGGCGTGACTGGCGTGAACTCGCGCCAGAACCAGCGCACCAGGAACCAAGCCGGGTATGCGAGCGTCAACGTCATCCGCGACGTCACGCTGCGCGCCTGGCAGATCGGAACCGGCCCGATGCGGCTTAGCGACGCTGAGCAGTTGATGGGCATCTACGAGGTGACGGATGCTGGCGCCTATGGGATGCTGCTCGAAGACCCAATCGACTCCACCGTGACCACCTCAAACGGCGCGCTCATGGGCTACATGTCGGGCTTGGAGAGCGGGACGGTCGGGTTCGGCAACGGCACGCCGAACTATGGCTTTCGCAAGCTCTACACCGCTCGCGCTTCATCGCTGAAGCGGGCCCGCGCGCTGACACGCCTCCATGGCACCGCATCGATCCTGCGCGGCGGCTCGCCTGTGGCAGAGGGCGTAGCGGCTGGCAACGTTGCCATTTCCGCCGGCCCTTCCTATGTGACCTTCGTCGCTGACGCCTCGCAGAACGTGAGCGCTGTCACTGTGGGCGCCACGACGCAAGTCACGCTGGCGGCGGCGCTGGCGGGCCTGGTGGTCGGCGGGCGGCTCTGGCTGCAGGACTTGACCGGCGCTGACGCTGCGTTGCTCAACAGCAAGAGCCACGAGATCACAGCCATCGGCGGCGGAAGTCTGAACGTCTACACCCTCGCCACCAACACGGCGGGCAAGACGATCACGGCAGCCGGCACGGGCAAGAAGTATCCGCAGCCCGACGAGGCGCTGACCTGGTCGGGCGCCTTCTACGTGCCGGTGCAGTTCCGTGACGACAGCCTCGAGTGGGATCTGGTCATCGCTGGCAACGTTGCCAAGCGCGAGGTGCAGATTCCGTCCTGCTTCCTTGACGAGATCAGGGAGGCGTAAGCATGGCGAAAAGCATCAGTGTCGCCCTCAAGGCGCACTACGGCCTGAACTCGACCACGATCGCCCGCCAATGGCGATTCGAGCGTCGCGACGGCGAGGTGGTGCGCGTCACGACCTGCGCGCGCGACCTCCTGATCAATGGCGAGATCTACCGCGCCAAGGAGGGGATGAACCCGACCTCCATCAGCCAGGAAGCCAGCGCCGCGGTGGCGAACTCCGAAGTCAACGGCACGTTGGCGGCTGAGAGCGTCGACGAGGAGGAACTCTTCGCCGGCCTGTGGGATGGCGCCTTCGTCACGGTGTTCGAGGTGAACTATCGCGACTTGTCGATGGGCATCCTGTCGCTGCAAAGTGGCAACATCGGCGACGTCAAGGCCGGCCGGAGCGCCTTCACTGCCGAAGTGCGCGGCGTGACGCAGTCGCTGCAGAAGGTGGTCGGGCGCGTCTTCACGAAGGGCTGCCCCTGGGTGTTCGGTTCGATCGGCACCACCTACGTCCCGGCCTGCAACAAGGCGCTGGGTCCGCTGACGGTTACCGGCTCCCTGACCAGTTTCACCGACTTGCGCACCTTCGCTGACAGCTCGCGCGCGGAGGTCGACGACTACTTCGGGGCTGGCGTGATCACCTTCACCGGTGGTGAGAACGATGGCTTCTCGATGGAGGTCTATTCCTTCGCCTCGGGCGGTGCCTTCGTGCTTCATCTGCCGCTGCCATTCAACCCCGCGGTAGGCGACACGTACTCGCTGACACCAGGATGCCGCAAGCGATTCGATGAGGACTGCGTCGCCAAGTGGGCGAATGGGAACAACTTCGGCGGCTTCCCGCTGGTTCCGGGTAGCGATAAGGTGCTCGGCCTGGGTGGCACGGAAGGAACGAACCTGTGACCGGCGCCGAGATCGTGACATCGGCCCGCGCGCACATCGGCACGCGCTGGATTCACCAGGGCCGCAGCAGCGAAGGTGTCGATTGCCTGGGGCTGGTGCTTCTGGTCGCACACGAGCTCGATCTGACCGACTTCGATACGCGCGACTACGCGCGCCAGGCCAAGGACGAATCGATGCTCGAGCAGTGCCGCGAGCACCTGATCGAGATCCCGCGCGCCGCGGCTCGCCCTGGTGACATCGCCGTAATGCGCTTCGGCACCAACCGGCACATCGGCATATTCGGCGACTACGTCTACGGCGGCCTGTCGCTGATCCATGCCTTCTCGCAGGCGCCACGGCGTGTGGTGGAGCACCGCTTCACTGAAGACTGGCTACGCGGCCACGGCGCCTCGCTGCTGGCCTGCTTCCGCTTCCCTGGGGTTTCCGAATGAGCATGCAATCCGTTCTCGGCGTCGTCGGTGGCGTCGTCGGCTCATTTTTTGGCTATCCTCAGCTCGGCTTCGTTGTCGGATCTCTCGTCGGCGGCCTGCTCACGCCCAAGGAGAAGACCGAAGGTCCTCGCCTGGACGACCTGAAGGTCCAGGTCAGCACCTACGGCGCCGGCATTCCGATCCTCTACGGGACGGAGCGCATTGGCGGAAACGTCATCTGGTCAACCGATAAGCTTGAATTCGCGACCACCACCGAGGTTGGCAAGGGCGGAGGTGCGGAGAACACAAGTTACCAGTATTTCGTTCATATGCGGATCGCTCTGTGCGAGACGCCACGCGACGGCTCGACGATCAACCTCGTCAAGATCTTCGTGGATGGAAAACTCCAGTGGGATTCAAGCTCTGGAATTCCGGTTGCCTCGGCTCTGGCCAGCGAAGAGAACCTGTTCGCATTCTTCACCCTCTACCAAGGCCACGCAGATCAACTGCCAGATCCAGTAGAGGAGACCTATGCGGGAGGGCCTGGTTCTGTTCCGGCCTACCGCGGCGTTGTCAGTATCTCGATGAAAGCGATCGAGTGCCCTGGCGGGCGCGTTCCTCAGTTCTCCTTCGTTCTTTCGACGAGCGCGACGGTCGGAACCGAAACTACAGAACTAATCAGCACCACAGATACCCGCGGCACCAACCAAACCCTGATCGGGATCATTCAATCGACGAGCGTTGTCCACTCACTTGTAGACGAGATCGGGATTGCTTGGCCTCGATACGTTCGGGCTCAACACGCAGAGTCCGGATCACTGACGCCCCTGGCTCAGTTCGCGCAGGTCTCTGGCTTTGACCCCGGCACAGTAAACCCGTCTAACCCAATTCCGATCGTTGGGGGAGACCCTGCATATCTGCAACTTGTGTTCGATAGCAGTGGCAACTTCGCTGACGACTTGGTTTCTGCCTACCGAATTGACGCAAAAACAGGGGCCGCGGCTTTACTGGGGTTCTTCGTTCATCCGGACGACACCATCTATGGATTCAGTTGGGCTGCGTTCGACGAAACTACTGGCTTGCATGTTCTCGTCCCGAGTTTCACATCTCCGACAGTTGGCTATGTGATCCTCGATGGATTCTCAGGAACGTTCGTAACGGGGCCAACTCATGGGTACGGACCGACCGCCTTCTATGACGGCGTGGTACACATGATGAAGGCGGACGGGACAGAGGTAACGTCGCTCACGGCTCTGAGCGGCGTAGAGATCGACACCTTCACGCTTCCTGGTATGGTGGCGACTTCCGGCGCTAGGGTCATGACCGCCAACAGCACGGGGATCTATGCGCTTGTTATCGGGACTGGCGGCGGTGCGGTTGGCGGCGTATTCCGCCGCACATCCACTGGGTACGAGGTTCTGACCAATGACGTGTTCATTGGCGCCTCTTCGCCAGAGATGATGCAGACCTTCTACTGCAACGGAAGGGTTGCGATCATCGGGCCAAGTCTCGAGGCCGGAGTGATCTCGTACAACGTCCTGCGATTCAACGCAGTTGACATCGATGATGTGATGGTCAAAGACATCATCGCCGACCAGTGCGATAGGTCGGTCGAAGATCGCTATGACGTCAGCGGCATACCAGATGCCGACACTGTCCACGGCTACAAGCTGCAGAACCCTGCGAGCGCACGCAACAACATAGATCCGCTGCTGACCGCCTTTGCGATCTTCGCCGTTGATGAAGATGGTCTGATCAAGTTTAAGAAGTACGAGGACATTGCTTCCGAGGCGACGATCACCTATGACGAGCTAGGGCACGCCGAGGATGGGTCTGAGTCGGCGGATGCAATGCCTCTGAATCGGACTCAGGAGATCGATCTTCCTCGGAGCGTGTCGGTCAGCTACGTTGAGCCCAGCTTCGACTACCAGACCGCTACCGAGACAGAGACGAGGCAAGTAACTGAGGCGAATGAAGACCTGACGATTGAGCTTCCGATGGCGACGGATTCGGACCACGCCAAGAAGGTCGCGCAGATGATCCTGTTCGCAAGGTGGCGCGCGCAGAACACTCGCAGCCTCAAGGTCTCGCGCAAGTACGCCTTCCTGAGCCCAGGCGACGGAATCACGGTTGAATATCCTCGCGCCACCTATCGCCTGTGGCGGATCATGAGCCTGACCGATACGGGCGCACTGATCGAAATGAACGTCGAGCCTGGAGACGCGGAGATCTACACGCAGACCGCTGTCGGGGCCACAGGATACGTTAGCCAGCAGGTTTCCCCGATCCCGTCTCAGACCAACATGCTGCTGCTGGACGCGCCCATTGTGCGGGACGTCGACAACAACGCCGGGCTTTATGTGGCGGCAGAAGGCTACGGCCCGAGCTGGCGCGGCTACACACTCTGGGTCGGCGACGACGACACGAACCTCGAGGAGCGCGGCACCGTCACGACATCAGTTGCAATTGGATTCGCAGAAAGCGCGCTCGGCGATTGGGCTCCGAATACCCTGGATGGTAAGAACAGCGTCGTGTTGTCCATGGGCGACGACACACTCAGCAGCACGACAGCCGACCTGTTGATCACGACCCGGGTGAACCTAGCGATGATCGGCGCGGATGGGCGATGGGAGTACGTCCAGTTTCAGAATGCATCGAGCCTTGGTGGTGGCCGCTATCTGGTCTACGGGCTGCTGCGAGGCCTGTACGGGACCGAGCGATTCGCCGGAACGCACGAGGTTGGCGACAAGTTCGTGTTGATGTCGACGGCCGGGATGCTCAGGCCAAACCAAGACATCGGCTCGCTCGGTCAGACGAAGAGCTATCGTCCGGTTTCTCTGGGTCGGAGCAAGGACAGCGCTGCATCGCAGAGCTTCGCAAACACTGGCGTCGGCCTGTTGCCTTACAGCCCGTGGAATGCAGCGAAGAGCAAAGCGGCGAGCAATGACCAAACTCTGACGTGGCAGCGTCGCACGCGCCTCTCATCCAATGCATTGCGCGGCATCGTCCCCCTGGGTGAGGCGACCGAGAGTTACTCGATCGAGTTCTACACCTCGAGCGCGTTCACGACGCTGGCCGGCACGCTGACCAGCACCACGAAGTCGCTGACGATTACCAGCGCCCAGCAAACCGCGTTCGGGCTCACGCCTGGCGCGACCCTGTACGTCCACATCCGACAAGTCAGCGATTCGGTCGGCGCTGGCGCACCACTTGAGGCAATTCTGTAATGGCAAACTCAACTTCTCCCGTTCCCCAGGTTGTCGAAGGCACCGGGGCGGTGGACAAGGTTAACGGACTCAACGACGCCAACTCCCAAGGCTTCATCGGAGGCCGGGACGATACGTCTTCCCTGCTCAACTGGAAGTACCTGGGCGGCCGGATCAATGGCATAAACGTCGCCAATGGCAATGTCACGCTGACGGTCAGCACCACCAACTACGTCGTCATGAAGAAGTCGGACGGCGTTGTTAGCGTCTCGACCACGACCACCAATTGGGACGACTCGGGCAACTACTGGCGGCTGTATTCCGTGGTGACGGACGGCACGACGTGGACCAGCTACAACGATGAGCGGTCCAGCAACTTCGGCTTGTTCGGGGTTGGCTCGCCCGCCGGCCTGAGCAATCCTATGACCGACGAGGGGGACATCATCGTCGGCAGCACGGGCGGCACGCCTGCACGTCTTGCGATCAGCACTACGGCGGGCGAAGTTCTGACGAGTGACGGCACGACGGCCGAATGGGCTCCGCCGCGCGTCCTTCAGAACTCGCAGAGCTCCGCCTACACGCTGGTGCTCGCCGATGCAGGAAAGCACCTGCTGCACCCCAGCGCAGACACGACGGCGCGCATCTGGACCATTCCGGCAAATGCATCCGTGGCCTTCCCGATCGGAACGGCGGTCACGTTCGTCAACCAAAACGCGGGCGGCGCGATCACCATCGCGATCACGTCCGACACCATGCGGCTGGCTGGCCCGGGCTCAACTGGTAGTCGCACCCTGGCGGCGAACGGTATCGCCACGGCGCTCAAGATCACGTCCACGGAGTGGATCATCAGCGGCAGCGGATTGACCTGACATGAGCGCGATCCAGCAAATGCTACTCGGCAACGGGGGCGCTTCCTCGTTCGGCCTCGATGGTTACGTCACAAATCTCTGGGGCGCCTTCTCCATCAGCAAACTCCTGAGTTCCTACGGGGGCGATGCGCTCACGGCAGTGAACACCAATACGACGGCATCGGCCGGCATCGGGTTCTCTGGCAGCAGCCTAGACACTGCGGCGTTGGCGACCCTATCAGGCGGCACCGATACCTGCGTTGTCTCCGAGTACCTGAATCAAGAGGGGACCAGCGCTCGCAAGTTCACGGCTGCCGGCACAACCCGCCCGCGCATCGTGAACAGCGGCGTGTATGACGGCAAGCTGGTGTTCGACGGGACCAACGACGCCATGGTCGGTGGCGCGAACTCAGGCACACCCACTGCCTTCACGATCTTCATCCGAGGTCTTCTAAGGACCACTGGAACCCAGATCATCCTGGAGCACAGCACCAATTTTAATAGCAACGATTCGGCAGTTGCTTACTACGACTCTGGCTCTCTCAGTGTTGGGAATCACAAGACGGCTGGGGCTGGCGGCTACTACCGAAGCGACTTCTCCGGTATTTATCCAAACAACAACGTCCACGCCTGGCGACTCGATCGCGACGTCGTTCTCGGAGGCGCTGCCGGCGCGGCTTGCTTCGTCAATGGAGCTCTTCAGACGAGAACGGCCAATGGTGATGTGAACACCATGGGCGGCAACTACGCCGCCGACATCTGGTACTTGGCGGCCCGCGCAGGGACATCGCTCCCGTCGCCGATCGATCTGCACACGCTCTTGATCTACGAAGGCGTCGTCTCGGATGCGGACATCGCTGCGATCAGCTCGATTCTGCTGGCCCTTTGAGTAGGCCTGCCATATCACCTCGATCACCCCGCCTCGGCGGGTTTTCTTTTGTCTGCACTGCCTAGAAAGGGCGCTCCCATGGATCAGAACGAAATCAGCGGCCTCGGCGAGTTGCGCGATCGGGTTGGAAAGGTCGAAGCCAGCCTCGAAGAGAACACCGCAGTCACTAGGCGCATAGAGGCCAAGCTGAGCAGCTTCATGGCATTCCTCGACAACCTTGAGGGCGCCATGAAGGTGATGGACGTGATCGGCAAAGCGGCCAAGCCCATTGCATGGATCAGCGGCTGCGTCTCAG